AACTATAATTATAATCAGCTATTGAGTTATATGAATAAGCATAGTTTCTTCTGGTAATACCATTAATATAAATAGTTAGATATGATTGGTATGTGGTGAACATTGCTGTTGCGTTGAATCCTGTAGTTATAGCTCCAACTGTTTGAGAAGCTTTAAGAGCATCTCTTTGTGCTTCTTCTGTAAGAAGTTTATATTTAGCATTACCTCTCACTTCAACAAAATGAGCAAGCCCTTTACCAAACATAACATTCTCCAACTTAAGAATATCTCCTAAGAAGGGTTGTCCAAAAGATGTTTCAGGAGAATTAAATACTTGTCTATATGCAAGTTCTGGTTTAGCAGAAATAGGCTTTTGAGGAACTTCCTCTTTACAATCATCCACTCTAACTTCTTCTACTAACCTGAATACTTGATTTCCATTATTTGATTCATTAAAAGGAGTGGATCCTTCTACACAATTTAATATAAAACTTCTACCACCAAAGATTCCACCAGGTACCCACTCAGATGACAATCCCATCACTGTATCTTGCCACCCCACTCTATATCCAGGTTTTCCAAATCCAAGATCATTAAATCCAACTGTAACTTGCCATACATCGTAGTTTTCAGGTGATACATTCATTACTGTTCCAGGAACAGGTTCTTCACGATCTGCTGCACGAACACGCATTCTATTAAATGGTCCAGTGCCTTGTGGTATAGGTCTAGTGATTGAACATAATGTTCTTTTACCTAATGTTGTATATTTTTGATTTGCAGTTCTATCATTGTTACAATTAGTGTATTCAACTTCTGCATATGTAAAAACAGGAGCACCCTCAGGTAAATTAAATGCCATTACATTAATTTCCCAAGGTTCACATATCTCTATCCAAGCGTTATTTATTTCATTCAAGAAAGGATCATCATCAGGACCCACTTCATTATATGGATAGTTTGGATAGTAATAGTATTGTCCTTCTCTTTCATAAGAGTTAACGTTTCTAAGAATACCTTTAGCTACAATAGATTTATGTACACCTCTGTTACCTCTTACTATTTTAAATGCTGCTATCTCACTTTTCTCATCATCGGTTAAATTAGAATTGTAAACAAGACTTGAAATCTGTCCAATATCTATTTTAAGACCAATAGGAAATACAGCATCATTTCCCATAACCATCGATGCTTCACCTGAAAATATTTTTGATTCATTTATGGGAGAAACTAATACATCTGGAAACTTATGATGTCTAATAGGCTGACCTGCAAGTTCTCCCCATATGTCCACATTACATGGATATTCTTCTATAGATTCCCAATAAGCCATTTCACCATATTGATATGGTCCTTTGTAATCAATATCTGGTGAATAGTCTTGAGAGAATCCTGTAAAAGAAGCAGTGTTGTATATTTTCCAATACGGACTATATCCAATATTTTGTCCTGTTATAGGATCAATTAAATAATAATCAGGTTCACCTATAAAGTCAGAATTTGTATTTGGTACATCTGGTTGAGAAAACTCGTTATAATTTTTTATTCTTCCTGGAATATGAAAACTATCTGTTTGTTTTCCATTCTTTAACAGGAACACTATTTCAAATGCATACACTTCATCACGCAGATATCCACGTAAGTTTGTAGCATTTAATTCATCAGCATAGTTTTCATTGGCAGGAATTCTATATGTTTCCCATTGAACATCTATTTGATTAGCTATTGATTGATAATTAAGTCTACTAATAGATGTAAGATTATCCCATACAAGAACATCTTGCACAGATGTAAGATCTTGCGCTATATCATAATATGGAAACTTTTCAAATATATCAGATATTGACAATTGTGTTGGAGTTTTATCCTCTCCAGTGTATGTAACTTGATCATTATTTTGCTCAATAAAATATGTACCTACTAGCTCAACAGATGAAACGTTATTAATTGTTTTAATTACAGCTAAATTGTAATATTGAAATTGCCCTGTAACATCAAGGTCTGTTATATTAACAACAATAGATTTACTCACTTCAGTGTTAAAATTTACTGTTGCTATATTTGTATCTATTATAGGAGTAGGATTGGTTACAGAATAATAAGAAGTGTATGAGTTACCTACAGCATCACAATATTGTATAGCAAACTGATAGGTTCCTGATATAAGACTTCCTCCAGATACAACATTTGTAACTGCAAGTTGTGGGATGGAGAAGTTAGGTTGTATTTTAATCTGATTACAATCTAATTCATCTGTATATCTAGAATTACACAAGTCTGTATCAAATACCAATAGATATGGAATGTTGTTAATGTCCAACCATCTTCTTGGATTAAATCCATCTGTCCAATATATCTCTATGGTGCAATTGGTTATCTTATGTACAACTTTATGAATAGGGTAGGCTACATTAAAATTAAGACAAGCTGCCTCTACTAATACATGGTAGATACAATCGCTATTATCCATATATCCAATTTGACTCATTGATGTCAAAGGATTTACAAGAAAGAATATGTGCTTACTCTTCTCATTAATAAAATGAGTACCAATTAGTAAATAAGATTTTGGGAAGGTGACACATAAATCATTACCTAACTCGTTTTGATAATTAACTATATTACCATCAAAGTTTTCAATAGCAGCATTCAATGCATAAGTTAACGAGCCTTGCTTAACTTGATTGATTGTACTATCTAAGTTTAAACCAGCAGTTGCAGAAGCATACTCTTGACTTATGTTATTTTTTGATTGTTCTTCAGCCATGATGTATATTAGTTATTACGTCTTCTACCGTATCTATTAGTACGGTTTGGAAGTTCATACATATTAAATCTATTAAGATCATTTTTGATTCTTCTCTGTCTCTCCCAAGGAGTTTTTTTCTTAATCTCAATATCAGCCATGATGTAGGCTTCTTCATAAGCTTGCTTATGATACATCATCTTTTGCTGTAACTGATTGAAAGTTTCATCATTAGTTTGATTTGTAAGCATTTCAAACACTTTAAACTTGATGAATGCTTCTACATACTCTCTAATACGATAGTTGTCAGGAATCATTTGATTTCCTATTTCATCATATTCTGTAGCATAGAATAATAAGTGAACTGTTCCATTTCTGAAGTTGGTTACAAACTTATTATCTCTAATATCAAATGAGTCATGACTAGCAGCACCAGGTGTAAACTGATGAACAGGTGGAGCTTCAGCGTAGAAGTCCCACGCACTTGTATAGTCCACTCCACAATTTTGTCTTGCAGAGATGTTTCCAGGCTTAAGTAAATACTCATGAGTATATGATCTAGCCACCTGATTATTTGTTTTATACACAGCTTGTACAAGTTCTGGCATACATGTACCATCACATTGTGGAACTTGACAACCAGGTCTATTACAAGGAGTTCCTCCAATAGTTAATGGAGCCACTTGAATTGTTGTAGCAGAGGCTGCTTGTGAGTAGAATGAGTTAGCTGATTGATATGGATAACCTGCCACTTGTGTGCACAACCAAGCTTCTCTTACAGCGTAGAAGTTATCAGGAAGTCTAGCCTGAAAATCTTCTATGAATAAAATTTCTTCACTAATTACAAAAGATGTTCTTCCCAATTTCTTTAGAGCTTTGTCTAAGTATGTAGGAAATAAAAGATCATCCACTGCACCAGTATCGAAATAACTTTTAAGTTCTTCTTTAACAGTTGAATAGACTGGCTCTGGGGATACGAAATTGTATTTATAGTAGTACGACATAATTTATGGTTTCCATTGATTATAAATGTATTGATACTTGTCGTTGGTCTTTAAGTAGTGTGACAGAAGTCTTGATGTAAGTCTAGAAGGTTTGAAATACCATAAGTCAGAGTTTTTAAAACGTGCTGTGGATTTAAACCACATCCAACCAAAAAAGAATCCTTCTGTGTGATAGTTGAAGTTGTATATCACCTTTCCTTTTTCTCTGGTCTTTTGCCAATCTATTGGGAGATTAACAAACTCTTTACCATCTACGTTATTCTTTAGCTTTCTTCTTTTCTTTTTATTGATAGAGAACTCTCCAAATCCAAAAGGAAGTTTCACCTTCTCGCCTGTTTCTAATATGTATTCTTTAAAAGATTCATTGTAGGTGTATAGTACATTTCTCCATTCATTATATGATAGTTTTACAGATGGATGTTTTTTACAGAAATTATTGTAACTGTCTTTACTAGCACTCCTCCAATCAATCTTTGTCCTCATTAATTAGTTGGTTTTGAATTTGGTGCTTGACCATCTATTCCTTCTTGACTCATGTCTGTTTTAATGTTGAAATATGTAGATAATAACTTCTGCGAAGTTAATTGTAACACTTGTTGTTCTAGATATCCTGGACAAGGAAACTCTTTATCTAATGGATTTATACACAACTGTTCGTTTGTATAGTCTGGTGTTCCACATCCACATTCTGGATAGAGAATATCATTATCTACATCTTCTTCAAAGAACGCTACAAATCTAATTGATTTAAGTAGAGGATTGTTTACATATAGATATCCATTAGATATCCAGAAATACTCTTCTTTCTTGATTACAGGAAGTTTCAATAGATTTATATATCTATTAACAGAAATTTCTTTTAACTTCTTTCCTTGACCACTTAATGCGTTAATAGAATAAACTCCTTGTATTACATATTGGTAATTACCTTCTGATATACGTGGGAGTTTAAATTTAGTTCTAGCAATACTACATTCATCTACGTAGTTACAACATTCAGAAATAGGCACTTCAATCATTTCTAAACAAGGAATAGTTGTAAATAATGTATCAGTAGCCCAAAGTTTTCTAAGATTAGTTTCTCTTTTGATTAACATCAAAGCGTTATTTCTTATTTCAGAAGCAATCGCTCTATCTGTAATAAGTGCATCTGTAGAAAGTATCTTATGAACACTTCTAACATCACTTACTAATTTTCTTAATGTTGCCATAATTATATTCTAGTTTCAAATTCAGCAACTTTACCAAGCTCTATATCATATACTAATGCTAGAGCAGCTCTTACTGAATTTACAAAGTTATTATCTAAGTGCCATCTATCAATTCCTGATAGGCTAGGCATTTGTTGTATTCTCACCCCTTTGACTTCTTTAGCCATGTAGTGATGTTTGTCTCCTGTGTGCACCTCTCTGTATTTAGCATTACCAAATGCTTTGCTGTATTCTGGATGTGTTGCAAACAACAATGGAAGATCTTCCAACTTACAGTTACCATGATGCCAACCAATGAATGTATTTCCTAACGATATTCCTTTGATAACTGAATGTTCTCTCATAAACTCTACATCCATAGCTTCTTTAAAGAATACATCTAGTGCGTGCGCTAGATAAAAAGATTTAGTTCTGTCATGGTTTCCTTGTACTAAGACTACAACAACTTGATTAGCATACTCTCTTAACATATTAATAGTCTCAACTAAGACATTGAAACCTAGTTCATACTCTTCTGAGTAGTCCATTATAGTATCTTGTGGTGTACCCTGTGTAGTTTGGTTTTGATAGTTATCTGTATGAAAGAAATCATTTGATATAGGAAGTATCACTGTATCTACATCATAATTAGCTTTCACTTTCTCAATCAAAGATTGAGCCACATCAAAATATCTTTTAGCTCTTGTTTGTGGACTGTTGTCACCATCTATTGTTTTCTTAGCTAAATGGTAATCAGCTATAGAGATTTCTACATCTACAAGATTTTTATGTATGTGAAAACCTGGTTTAGTAATCTCTATGTTTTTTGGTTTGTAGTTTTCTAAGAATCTAGCAAAGTCCTCTGGTGAGTAATCTTTTGCTTCTTTCTTCTTTGAAAAGACTGAGGAAGTAAACTTTCCACTTGGTAACATTTTAGACCAGTAGTTTGTAATCACATACTTGTCTAGGTTTATCTTATGTAGTTGAGCTAACTCAATATCATCTTTAGGTTCATAGTCAATAACTATTGTACTTTCTATTGTACCTTTTTCAACATTGACTTTACGTTCTTCTGTGTAGTTTTTTAATGTAGGTTCTGTATCTTTTTCTCTAAGCTCCTTCATGAGCTCATTCACTTCATATTCACTTATCCCTAATTTCTCAGCGTAGAATTTTTTACTTTTCTTCTGACCTAATAACTCTTCTAATTGATATAACAAGCTTTGATTTTCAGACATATGTATTTATATTAGTTAAAAAAATATTGTAAAGATAAAGAATAGTTTTTATATATTCCAAATAATTTTGGTTAGAGCTAAAATTAATTATAACTAAATTAGTTAGAAACAAAAACTCCCCAAGAAGATCTTGAGGAGAAACCTTGTAAAACCAACAAAACAAGGATTTTTTATTTAAATTTTTATCCTGGATTTGGAATATTGCAATAAGTTGGGTTACCACATACATCCACTGGTGTAAGACTAAAAATATATGCATCTGGAACTTGAGTGTCAAGTGCCATAATCTCACCACAAATAACATTTGCAGTATCAAGAAGTCTAACATATTGTATTATATCTCCTACTACAAATCCTCCAGAACCTACTGGTACATAAGCATCAGCTCCATCTGTACAAGGAAATACATCAAGACCTCCTCTTACTCTAAAAACAGACTCAGGTATAGGAGGAGCAGTTGTAGTGGTTGTAGTAGTACTAGATGTAGATGTACTAGTAGACGTGCTTGTGCTAGTAGACGTGCTTGTGCTAGTAGACGTACTAGTAGAAGTGGATGTACTAGTGGTAGTTGACGTACTGCTACTACTTGTTGTTGTAGTGGTAGGAAGTACATTCACTAGTATATCAATATAGTTTGTACAAACTCCTGTAGATACTACTCTAATTGTAGTGGTCCCTTCAGGAACAACTGTAGATGTATATCCAGCCTGCAAAGCTGCTGCAGATATATTTGTTGCAAATGGAACAGTGTATCCATCTAAATTAGAAAAAAGATTGAATGGACCAGAGTCTCCACCAATTGGTATAACCAATGTTATTAATACTGTCATGTCTTATTTATTTATTATTAAGGAGTGGTTGTTGTAGTGGTTGTAGGAGCTATTGTAGTGCTAGTAGTGGTTGTTGGGGCTACAGTAGTGGTTGTTGTTGTTGTACAAACTGCTACAATACTCATAGGTGTGCTACTAGATAATACAGCTAACCCACACAATGTGTATGTACAAGATATAGAGAAACATGTATCACTAACTGTTTGAATAATACCATCACAATCTATATACTGTGCTGTAAATGTAGTTGTATATGGATCACTTTCAAATGCATAACAAGTGTTAGCAATAGTAGTACTTGTTGTAGTTGTGCTACTTGTACTACTGCTACTTGTACTAGTTGTAGTGGTTCCATATAATGGAATATCAATGTAATTGTTACAATCTCCTACAGACTTCACTCTAATTGTTAGTGTAAAATCAGGAACTAATGAAGAAGAATATCCTGCAAGCAATGATGCTTTTGGCACTCCTGTTTCAAATGCTGAAACATATCCATCAAGATTTGAATATAAATCAAAAGGACCTGAATCAGCTCCAGCTGTTGTTAATGTTATTAATACTGTCATATTTTATTAATTTTAAGGGCAGTTAAAGAAAGCAGTAATTACTCCATCGTTACCTATTTGATATGCTGTGCCTTCTATTCCCCATAAGTACCATAAATTACCTCCTACCAATTCGGCAGTCAAACCAGTATCTGTATAAACTGTATGGCCAAAATCTAATGGATATAGATCTGAATATACAGTAAATCCAAATTCTATTTCTGCACAAGCTAGTCCAGAAGATTCTCCTCCTGGAGAAGATACGTTAAATGAGTAATAAGCTGGAGGAGTACCTGTGGTGGTTGATGTAGTAGTTGATGTACTTGTTGAAGTAGAAGTGGTTGTACTTGTTGAAGTAGAAGTGGTAGTAGATGTAGATGTAGATGTAGATGAACTAGTTGTTGTAGTGGTTGTAGGATCTGGAAGTTGATTAGCTTCTCCAGTAAAATTACAAACAGGCAACTCATTAGCTGTACCTGTGAACTCACAAATAGGACAACATATAAAGAGTTGATTCTGTATGTTCTCTACATCATCTATAATAATCATTAAGTCCTCGGTAATATTAATTACTTCTTCTCTAATAATATTTACACTATCTACAACTGAGCATATAACATTATCAAACTTAGTAAGGATCGTGTTTAGATCATCACATGCGTTTACACCTGTACAAGGAAGCGGAGTGCCATCATATGTGACAGCACTCGTTCCTATTATGGTTGTATTATTTATTTGAGGACAATTAGCCATGTTTATAAATTTAGCTTTAAAATATTAACAAGTAAAGTCACTAGCAATAACTCCACTATTAAGAATAGCAAAAGATATACCACTCAAAGATTCTTGATACCATCTTGTACCTCCTGGAAAAGGAATAGTTAATGCCAAGTCTGTATACAAAGTAGATCCTAAATTAAGAGATGCGTCATCTGAATACACACTTATTGGAAAAGTTACTTCAGCACATGCTAATGCTGGTGAAATATAAGCGTTAGTTAAATAATATTTAAAACTTGTAGGAATACGTGTTGTTGTAGATGTTGTTGTAGAAGAAGAAGAAGTGGTCGTTGTTGTTGATCCACATGGCCCAAGATAAGTTTTTATGTATGCATTATCTAAAACTAATGTTTGAGGAATAATACATCCTGTAGGAACAGTGACACCACTAGGAGCAATATCACCAACTGGATTACCTAAACAATCAATAGCATCCCATGATCCTACAGGAGAAAGTCCTTGTATGTCAAATGCTTCACAACTAACTCCTTCACAAGGTGCATCAGAAACAACTTCTAAATTAGCACCAAGTAATAATGAACCTTCTGTAATACATCCAGTTTCCATTGTTCCAGGGAAAGGAATTGTTCCACTCACTGAAATATTTGAATTACAAGCAAATGCTTCCCATTCATTACTTGCTTCACCAGCACCTGTACTTTGTAATATATAAGAAACACATGCCAATGTAGTGGTAGTAGTTGTTGTTGGACATACTTCAGCAATACAAGCTCCTCCAGTTGTTACTATTACTAACTCACTATCTGCTACACCACAACATCCACAAAATTGTAATACCTCAGATGCAGAAATTGTAGTTTCAACAAACTCTCCAAGACAATCATTATATGAAATATTATAATCTAATATAGTGTCGTCTGTATTAGTAAATGTAACACAGTTACAAGGTGTTGTTGTAGTGGTAGTAGTTGTAGGTGGTTGACAAATTACATCGTTTGTACAAACAACAGTTCCTCCAGTTATAGTTATGCCTCCACCAGCTCCACAAGAACTTGCAATAGAATCTTCGTCAGCACAAATATTGATTGTAGCATCTGTAAGGTTTTGTGATTGAGGATTACCATTTGCATCAGTCCAATAAACAGTACATCTATTTACAGCTGTAACTTCATAACAAAATGGATTTATTGGAATAGCAGTGGTAGTAGTCGTTGTAGTGTTTGAACAACAGTCTTGTGTATCTATAACATTAATTGAACCAATTTCTATAATTGGATAGTTGTTATCAACACAAACAAATTGAACAGTGCTAGATGCAGTGTCTGTAATTGGCTCTAATGTGTCGCATTCTACATATGTAATTGTACCAGGATTAAATCTTGGTCCAACATATCCATATGTAGTACAAGGACAACTTGTTGTAGTAGTAGTTGTAGTTACACAACATTCAGCTAATGTATTATTTATATTAATAATATCACCTTGAATATTTATTATCTGTGTAGTGATGTTACTAATTTGAATATTCAATGTGTTAATTTGAATAAGTAAGTTACATATAATCTCATCAATCTTTTGTAATATCACGTTAAGTGTATCACATGGCTCAACTATAATGCAATCTAATACAGGACCATCATAAAGTACATTACTAGATACAATTACATTAGTTCCACACGGATCTTGTCCACAACCACTATTAGGAAGTGTAGAACTGCATCCACAAGGACTATTTAAAACTACATCTGTACAGCAAGGATTAACTGGTAAAAAAGGATGTGACATATCTTATTGATTTATTAAGGTCTGTATTGAATATAGTAACAACCTAATCCAGGTTGGTAATTTGGATGTGAGTTCCCTCCTCCTTGATTTGAATTTGAAATAAGTACATTTTGATCAATTCCTGCAGCTGTTCCTTTTAATCCAGTTGCACTAATTTGACAACCATCAGTATTTGTAAAATAAAATCCAGTCTCCCCTTGAGCTTTATCTCCTCCAGCAAATCTAACTATATTATTGTTATCATTGTTGTCTCCTCCAGAAATTCCTAATATATCATGTTTATGACCAGGATCATTAATTGTGACAGTAGCAACGTGTGTATGCGAAGGCATTTGAGCAGTAGTTAATACAACACTATTAGTACCAATTATTGTTGAAGATAAACTATATGTAGGATTTCCTGACAATGGATTGGTCTGTATAGGCATTGAAAGTCCTAACATTGAACCATCTGTTATACCAACTCCTACCACTCCTCGTTTATCTGGTGTACCATTCAATCCATTACATAAAAATATTCTATCCCAATCACCCATGCCTGCACCTGTTCCATCAAAATAAGTTCTAGGTCCGTAATATTCAACTACAGCATAAGGAACCATTCTATTAGAGATCAAATTTGCACCAATGTTATTATCTAAATAATCTTGAATCAATGCATCAAGTTCATCATATCTAACATATTGTGTATGAAGTTCAAGAGTGATAGCGGTTAGATCAACTTGAACTTGACATAGTTTATTTATTACAGCTTGTACAATAGCGTGTGTATCTGAAGAAGCTGTAACACCTGTTAAACAGTCAATTGTATAATCAGCATTTAATATAGCAAGCTCTGCAACAATAGCATCAACTTGTTCTTGAAGATCACAAGCAGCCTCTATAAGAGCTTTTGATATATCTACAATAGAAAGATCTCCACATGTAGGAAGATATTGTTGTACAAGTTCACAAATCACTGTAGGTGCAAGATTAATTTTCACTCCTGTACCATCTAATGTAGATGTAAGAAAAGTAATTAAAGCTTGTTCAACAAATGATAGAGAATCACCAGTTTGGATTCCTAATATAGGAACATTTATTCCTGTATATTTAACACATCTGTCAGAGACAATCTCTGTACATCCGTTATAACAATTTGAGCAATTGGACATATTATTTATTTTTAAAAGGTTTAAAGTGCAGTTGTAGTGGTAGTAGTTGTAGAACTAGAACTAGAACTAGAACTTGTGGTAGTTGTAGTTGGTGCTACTGTAGTAGTACTAGTGGTTGTTGAACTACTGGTACTAGTTGTAGATGTAGTACAAGAATCTTTTTCTATCACTACAATATTTGATGATACATTAAGAGCTACTATTGTTTCTATACAAACACTTGATAGTCCTTGTAAAGTGATTGTTTCTGGTTCTCCTGTATTGCAATTACCAATCAAGAATGATTCTGCAGAATTTGCAGTGTTGTATAATAAATATGATTTACAAGTTGTTAATGTGCTAGTGCTAGTTGTTGTAGGATTTAACACTACATCAACATCACAAGACTCTTCCAAACAAGGCTCTGGTGTGTTACATTTACTAACACATCCTGCTGTAAGACGAATAACCCTACTAGCAATCATCTGTACAGAGTACCTATGTGCATAGTTTGGGTTTACATATTTATATTGTAATATTCTCCTATATCCTATTAACTGAAGAATGTCACCAGCAGGCACAGGTTTGTTCAATATGTATGACACATTGTTGTACAAATTATTACCAAGTTCTGCTAACTTGCAATCTATCTTTTTAAGTAGAGATGGAATGTCAGCACATTCTGGGCAATTTGATAGTCTCGGTGATAACATAATATCAATTTTTATTTATTTGCTTTAGAAGCGCAGGCTCCACACATTCCGTTTGTCAATTGACAACCGCACCCCACTTTAGCTCCACATCCTGAACATTGTGCCATAATTAATAAAAGTTTAATAAGTAGTTGTTACCAGAACAACCACAGTTGGATTTTAAAAAGTTGTTTAACATATTATCTGCCTGAGTATACAATGTGTTTGATTCAAATTCTGCGCAGTTGTTAGCTGCTGCAATCGCTCCTTGAATAAAGAAGTTGATTGTATTCAATTGTACACTAGATTGTGTTCTTAAGGCTCTGTCACACTCCATCATATTTAATTGAAGGAAAGCATTGTCAAACTTTTCTTGAAGCTTATCAACGCGTAATATTGTCTTCTCTACATAGTTTGCATATGCAGGAGCAACAGAATATTTTAATCTATATATTCCATCAGGAAGAGGTTGATTACAACCAGGTTCTGTAATTCCTAAATTAGAAGATGTAAATACATTAGTTTCATTAGGAACAAATGGTAAAATTTTGGTTCCAAATCCTGGTATATCAATCTCAATAAATGGTGCTGACACCACTGGAGGATTGGTAGGATATACAGAAGCGTCTGTAACACCAAGTGTAAATACATTATAAGTAGGGACTACTATTATATCTAATTGTAAGTTTGCCATGTTTTTTTCAATAAATATGCCAGAGGAATATGAGTGTATCCTCTTTCCCCCTGGCATAGGTTATTTTAATAATTTTTTTACTTCTTTTTATTCTTAAGGAATCAATGTAGAAGTACTAGTTGTAGTAGAAGCAGGAGCACTAGATGTAGTTGTAGTGGTAGTGATACAAGGAATACCTTGATCTACTACAGTACCTAAACCAGCAACTAATACAGCCTCAATTGCAGCAGAAATACCACTTGTAATAGAATTTGGAGCAGCAATGATCACTGTTGAATCTTCCATGATGTAATCACCCCATTGGTACTCAGATTTGTTATACTCGTTGAATCTGATATAGAATGTGTTATAAGTAACACCAGTAGATACCCAAGACTCGAAGTTCTCGTTATATCCACCCATTCTATATAAATGTTTCAAGTAACCAGCTTGGTAGCTGTAGAAGTTTTTCTCTAATTGAGCAATTTCTTCAGAAGTACCAGTAGCATAAGAAGCACGTTGTGTAATGATTGGTTGAGCAACAAAGTTACAAGCATCAGCAACAATAAAGTCAGCAGTGGTAGCAGGACCAGAAAAAACAAAAGTTCTAAAAGACATTCTGTCATATTCAAAAGGGAACGCAGCAACATCACATGGTTGACCATATTTAGTTAATGGTTTTCCTGTAATACGTAAGATAGTTCCACCTACATTTTCAAATGTATAGAATGTATTGAAGTTAATGTTATCAGGGTTGATACCAGGAGCTTGTTGTGTAAGTTTTGCAATCAATAAGTTAATGATAGTGTTATCACTTACATCATCACATGGATTTTCGTCACAACCACAACATGGAGCATTAATCGTTACTGAACGTGTAAATCCATTGAAATATAATGTATCAATGTAAGAAGAGTGTGCACGTAAAGTTAACGTGATAATTTCTCCACATTGTACAGTGAAATCAGTTACATCAGTAATTTGGTTTGCAGCTGTAGGACATCCTGATACTTTGTACCATTCTGTTACATTTGAACTACAACCAGATCCTGAAGGACATCCTTTGATCTTGTCAGATCTTTTAGAGCCTTGTAAATAAGTGTTTGTTCTACCTTGAGCTACGTAGAAGTAAGGAGAAGCAGCAATATTCCCAGCTGTTGCTAGAGTATAATCACTTCTAAAAATACCCACTTGACCTGCAGTTAGGTCTTGGGTTGAACCAGAGCTAGGGAGTGCAGTTTGCCCTACTGGAACCACGAATACCGTGGTTAATGAAAAATCAGCCATTTTTGTTTATTTATTAAGTTAAAAATTTATTCGTTTGTTTGTATTCTGAACTGAGCACTTTGTACAGCTGCAGCGTTTTCAGTATACATTGCTAGATTCTGTACTGTTAAGTCTAACAACTCATCTTCTAGGTATGTTTCAAGTTCACAATCAGCATCATATGATGGTATGCCATCTAACATAATATATCCTGTCTTATTTATATACACTGGGTATCTCATGTACATTATCTGTATATTCTTAAATGTAAATGTACCATCAGTGAATACAGAAATTTTATCAGAAGCAAGAAAGTTAAATGTCTCTTGATACTCAAAGCTTGGTTTGTAATGATCGTTGTTAAGAATAAACTGAAGATCACCATGTTTGGCAAGATCTCTGTTAATCCATATCTTTCTATCTTTACATCTTCCTTTATCAGCTAATGCATAACTGTCAACATAGAACATGTATTTTGGTTCAAGTAGGTGAACATTAGCAGACCATTGATTTAAATTAGGATCTTCTAATGTTAATGTTAACGGTTGATGATTATAATCTAATATAAGACTCTGTAAGTCTTCATAACGCTTTTTAAAAGAATCCATTCCTAATCCACTAGCAACACTAAGGCCATCAATTTTTTGTTTAATCAACTTAATCTGAGCTTCATTCAGAGCTAAGATCTTGTCTTCTAGTTGAATTTGTTGATGTGCATTAGTTGACAGTTTATTTAGTTTCTGATCGATCTTGTATAATAAACTATCTACTGGTATCATATTCTCTTATATTTTTAAAAACTAACCACTTAAATAGCAGCTAGTTTTTTAGTTTTCAATTTGCCTTCTAATGTCAATAACTCATCTTGGTTATCATCATCTGCAAGGAATTTAATTAAATCTTCTTCGTCTTTAGCTATTTCAAACTCACCTTCATAAACCTTGCCATTTGGCTTGATTCTATAAACTGAATGTGTTACAGCTTGTTTTACTAAATCTTTAATATGGAGTAAAGCTTCTTTCATGTCAGCAAATCTATTGAACACTTCAATTGGATTTAATCCTGAGAATTTACCACTCTTAAATTCTGTTTGTTTCAATATATTGTCTACTAAGTTGTACACTACTTCTTCTTTTGTATCTTCTGTAACTGGAAGTCCTAAAAGTCTTCCAACTTTACGTTTCTTCTCAGGAGTCATAGAATCAAATTTCACAATAGCTTTATTGATCAATTGTTTTTTCTTGTAAAGTATAGCACTTTCAATCTCATCATCAACAATATAAAATTGTGTCTCTGCAGGATATTCTCCTCTTTCCCATGCTTGGTAAGAAGATGCAATAGTAGGGTGTACTCTTAACCATGAAAAGGCGATCTCTTGAAAAGCATTTGAAAGATCAAAATAGTTATCACCATCTAATAATTTAACTGCTTGCACGTGAGTTTGGTCATCTGGTGAAAGTGATAATCCATAGTTCCAAAACTTTGAACGAGGTCCAAGATCAATATCACCAATCTCGGCTTCAAGTCTTTTTTTAAGATTTGTTACTCTCTCAGTCTCAAGTTCTCTTTCAGTGTCATCTTTTATACGTTTGATGTAAGTAGCATCTGGATCAAGTCCTGTTCTATATTTACCATCTAATTCTTTATAAGGATATTTAAAAACTCCTGTTCCAGGAATTCTTGTCATACCTTTTTGTGATAGTCCACTGTCCATTGTTTGCAGTTGAGAACTATTGTACTCACGTTTTATCGTAGAGATTTTGCCTGTTTTACCCATAATGTAGTTAATTTAATAATTTGGTTTATTTTGTAGAGTGGTCCCATCGAAGGAACTTGATCCTGGATACTATCCATATCAAACACTCTGGGTTGAGATCAATCCCCTCTGGGAGGGAGAGGAGGTGAGGGGATCTTTCTCGGAATTTTATTATTAGAATTGTGGGATTTCCTCGATCAACACAGTTCTTGACAAGTCTTCGATGAATACATCGCAACGATCTTTCATCCAGATTTCGTATCCTGGGAATTTGTTAGCAGAGCTCATACCTTGAGACTTAGCAAAACCTAAGTGGTGACGAGTTCCATCAATATAACCCCAAGTCATAGAAGGCGCACCTTTCATACGAACCTCACGGATGTTGTTTACCATTGAACCATCAGACATTGGAGAAACATCAAACACCATAAATACTGGAGTAGATTTTTTGTTTTGTCCAAACTCTAAGTTAGTTTGTGGTAAATCTAATTCTTTCAAGTGGATCAATTCAACACGACCTGTCTCACGAGTTACCATTGCATCAAATGCAAAGTTATAAGTGATGTGTTGTCCTTCACCTTGTAAGTATCTGTTTCCTTCAC